GAGATGAATGCGCTTTTTGCTACTGACGACCAGGAAGTTTACGTGAGAACCTCGCCTGTGTCCCCCCAACGTGGAACGTCTCGATTGATGACTGAGTTCCAAGCTTTGAGGAGCGCTATGGAAGAGCATATGTCTAATGATGTGGTGCCGTGGGTTCGCCATGGTATTTTGAAAGCCCTTGGTGTGCCCACGTTCACGTGGCAACAAGTGGTTACAACCATTGAAGCTATTGTTCTCTTTTATGAAGATTTGCAAGCTGGGATTGTTACTGGAGGTACATCCCATGCCTTGGCTGCTATTGCCAGATTGTTCAAGATGTTGGGTATTTCTCCCACTCTGACCTTTCTTGGCACTGGGCGTGCCATTATGCGCAGTTTGGAGGAGCTGCTCACTCCTGGAGACATTATTCAGAGTGAAGATTGTGCCTTTTTCCGGTGGCTAGCTGCCTTTGTTGAAGGCCGTGATGCCATCGTGAATTCCGATTTCATGAAGAAAACACAAGGCATATTTGCTCGCCTGATTGTTTTAGGTATTTTGCCGCAGTGCGGCGTTGACTTTGTGTCCCAGAGTACATCTGTGATGCGCTTAGTGGGTGAATTGGAGCGTCAGCCTCTTTTGGCAGGAGCTGATTTTTTATTTTCACTGTGCGATTACATATGTTATGTTGGCACACGCGGTTTACGCGCAATGCGTGACGGTGTTTGGAGCACCTTTTTTGGTGAAAAAGCTAATATTGTTGCATGGATTGAAGGTGTTCAAAACCTGAAGATGAAGTGCAGCTTTATTGGAGACCCTGAAGTTCTCCAGCTTGATGGCTTTGTCGCCGGTACCATGGATGTAACTGTGCTCACCAAAGAGTGCGACGAAGCCATTGAACTTGGTAAGGGCTACTATGCCCAACGGAAAATGATGCATCGCCGCGAGATGGAAGTAGTGGTGCGCTCTATGAGCGACCTAACTGATATAAAAGTTCTACTTACTTCCACGCAATTTACTATGCGAACACGACCGATGCCGTTTGGCGTGGTACTACATGGTCGATCGGGAGTATTGAAAACGTATTTGACGAATATTTTGTACGAATCTTTTGCAACTGCTGCCAACTCGATCAAGTGGCCCACTCGAGAGCCTTTGAATCTTGTTGCTGATGACCAGCATTTTTACGCTAGGAATCCTATTGAGGAATATTGGTCTCAGTTTCATAGCAGTATGTGGTGTATCAACTTTGATGACGTTGGTGGCATGAAGCCCAGTATGGCTAGCGGAGTGCCCAAGGACGTAGAATCTTTTCTCCGAGTGCAAAACAATGCTCCGTACATCACGGAACAAGCCGACATTGACAAAAAAGGTCGAGTGCCCATTCAGAATCTTTTGACAATAGGTTCTACGAATGTGTACCATTTAGATATCCCCTTGTACATGAACGATGCGTATGCTAATTTGCGTCGCTTCCACATGTTTGTGGATGTTATTCCCAAGGAAGAATATCTTGATCCTACTGGTCACGTCATCGATCAAGACAAGATTCCCCAATCTGATGGTTTCCTCGATTTGTGGGACTTTGTGGTTAAGAAGGCTGTGCCCGATTATCGTAATACGCTCGACCAGAAGGTTTCAGGTCCAGCGAAATTTGAGATTGTCACCCGCTATGATTCAATTGACGGTTTTATACAGTACTATTGTAAGCGCGTCATAAAACATCTCCAACAGCAGGAGAAGGCGTTGTCACAAATGCGCCAGAGTCGCAGTGCAAAACTGTGTAGCTCCTGTTTTCTGCTTAAATGTATCTGTGATAGGCCGGCATATGATGACGCCATTGAAACTGATTCGAGCGATGAATCTGAGGAGTCTGGAATAGGCGCCTCCATTTGTGCCATACAATCCGAGGAAGAGGAGAACCTACCAGATGGTTCGCCTCGAAGTTTTTGGCTTATTGTCCTATTGATGATGTTCTCCGTGACATGGAGCCCTTTTATGGGTTTTGTCTTCTTTTTATGGTGGATATATAAAGCTTTTTGGGCTTTGCCATCAGAGGAACGTACAGTTCTGGGAGCTATCATTGCCATTACTTGGATAATCATGTATGAATTCTTCCATTATTTCTTTCGCACGTATTATTACGTTTGCGCTTCATTGTTCAAGGGGGAGGTAGATGCCGAATTCAAATTGGCACGCATCACCCTGTATATGATGCGTTTGCGCACCAAATTGGCCACGAAGACCAGAGAGTGGACGTATAAACAAATCATTGTGACGTTCACTATATTGGGAACTGTGGTAGGTGTGCTTACTTATATGAATAGGAAGAAGCGCAAATTCCACCCAGCCGAAGTGCAAGGAGTATCAGGATCTCGGCCCGAGCCTCAAGGCCCTATCGATGAGACAGGTCCCAATGTGTGGCGAGCGGCTGAATTGGATTTAACTTCCCATCATTTGCCGCCAGCGGTGTCGTCCTGGACTAATCGATCCATTGATGATTTCCTGGAGGTGGTGGGAAAGAATTTTCTCTTTGTAAAGTGGAAATGTCGTGAAGGAGGTTTCAAGCGTGGTAGAGTTATTGCTCTTGGCGGTCATTTATACGTCACCAACAACCATTATTTCATTTTGAATGATATAGTTGGAGTTGAGATTCTCCGGAGTGGACTATTTTCTGGAGTCACTGCTACCCGTTTTGAAAAACTGTCCCCAGTGCAAATGCATTCATTGCCCGACAAGGATTTGTGTTTTCTATATCTGCCGAATCAGGCGCCTATGCGTAGTGTTGTTAAGTATTTGTTGCCTGTGCCACACAAGCGGAACTTTTTAGGAACGTATTGTGTGCGCACTATGGAGAATACGCTTGACGTACGTAGTGTGGGATACGCAAAATTGACGGAACAGTACCATGTGATTGACCCTAGTAATCCATTGATGACAGGGAAGTACGACATTTATGTTGGCACTGCTGATAGCATGGAAGCTGGAGACTGCGGAACTCCATTGATTATGGACATTGCCCACAGTGGTTTTGCCATTGCTGGATTGCATATGCTTTCCATGTCTGGAGTGGACAAGGTTGGTGCTGTGCCTATCATCACGTCTGACGTGGAGAAGGCTTTGAGCGCTTTTGGCACTCTCATCGAACCCTCCAATATTGTTATCAATTCTGGATCGGCACCCAAGCGGACCCTTTCAACATTGCATCCCAAGTGCCCGATTTGGTGGATTCCCAATGGTGATGCCACTTTATATGGTAGTTTCCAGAGTAGGAACATATCCAAATCGCAGGTGATACCCACCATGATTGGTGAATACCTGATCAAGGCCACGCGGGGACAGCAATTTCCCATTGAGAACAAGTGGGGTGCTCCAGTTATGGGCAGAGATTGGCGTCCTAGAAGATTGGCTTTGCTTGATTGCCTAAACACTAACAGGAAAATGGATTATGGCATCGTACAGCATTGCGTTAATGCTTTCTGGGAGGATATCGTTAGAGAACTCCCGGATTCTGAATGGAAATTGATCCATGAATATGACTTCTTCACGTCTATCAATGGCGCGGCCGGAGTGAAATTCGTGGACAAACTTAAGCGAAAGACGTCTGCTGGTTTTCCTTGGAATACCAGCAAACAGAAGTTTTTGCTCCCGATGGAACCTACTGATGGTCTTCAGGAGCCCGTTTGGATCAATGATGAGATGTACAAGCAAACCATCGAGTGTGACAGAGCCTTGCGTTCAGGTAGGAGGAGTAATCCAATTTTTAGTGCCACTTTGAAAGATGAGCCCACTTCTCTATCCAAAATTGAGAAGGGCAAGACACGTGTCTTTTCTGCAGCACCTATGCATTTCTCCATATGTGTTCGTAAATACTTTTTAGCTTGTGTGCGCGTTATTCAGCGCAATAGCTTTGTTTTTGAGGCGGCGCCCGGTATAAATGCATACGGGCCTGAGTGG